AGGTCTACAAAATAAAGCAAAGAAAACAGGTATGCCTTACTCTATACTAAAGAAAGTTTATGACAGAGGTATGGCTGCATGGAAAGGTGGACATAGACCTGGTGCAACGCAACAACAATGGGCGTTTGCAAGAGTAAATAGTTTTGTAACTAAATCATCTGGAACATGGGGTAAAGCAGATAAAGACCTTGCAGATAAGGTTCGTGGTTCTAAATAATTAATGTCAAAGTCATATAAAGAATTTGTCAAAGAATATACTATGGGGTTACAAGTTCCCTCGACTAGTTTCTTAAAACCTATAGCATCGCTTAATCCATTACGAAAAAAAGAGAATGTAAAGAAAGTGAGAGAAAAATGGATAAAAGAATTAAAAAAGAAGATAATTTAATAAAGGAGAAAAATTAAATGGATTGGTTAAAAGCAAGAGTAAAAGAGATATCAACATGGTCAGGCGTTTCGTTAGTTGCACTTGGTCTTCTAGTTGTACTAGGTGGTCCTCTAGTAAAGTTGGCAGCATATGCCGCTATTATTTGGGGTGTTGTTTCAATAGTTAAAAAACAAGATTAAGGAAATTTAATAAGATGGAAATATTAATAACGTTAGCTATGAAGTTCTGGCAATGGACTATACTTATTGCAATAATTATCATAGGATTTATTATTAACTTGTTTGATAAAAACATTGATAATAGAGTCAATTTCAAGTACAAAGATTTTCCTGTGATGAAACCTATTAAAATTGCAACAAAAGGTAAAGGTTTTTTCAAAATGATATTCATGTGGATACTTGGTACTAGACATTGGGAAATCGCAAAAGATTTTGAATATGAATTAAACGGAAAAAAATATGTAATACCTTCTGGTTTTAAATTTGATGGTGCAAGTATACCTAAGTTTTTGCACACATTTTTATCACCTGTAGGTGTATTACTATTAGGTGGTCTTGTTCACGACTATGCCTACAAGTATGCAACTTTGCAACTCGTTGAAGGTAAGAAGGGCAAATCGTTAGACCAAAAACAGTCAGACCAAATTTTTAGAGATATTAATATAGAAGTTAATGGTTTTTACTCTATGAATTATTTAGCGTATTACGCTTTAAGAATAGGTGGTTTCTTAGCTTGGAACAAACACCGTAAAGTAAACGCAAAGATGAAGGTGAAATAATGTTCAGTAGTTTAAAAATAGGTTTAGTATTAGTAATGTTAGTAGGTGCAGGTGGTGGATATTTGTATGTTACCAAACTACAAAAAGACAATGCTATTCTAAAAATTAATCAAGTAAAATTAGAATCTGCTGTTGACAATCAAAAGATAGTCATTGAACAACAAACACAAGATTTAAAAAAAATTAGAAGTACAATAAAACGAACAGAAGTATTCAATGCTAAACTACAAGCAGATAGAGACTCATTGAATAAAAGATTAGGTAAGCATGATATTGGTAATCTTGCAGAAAACAAACCTGGTCTTGTAGAGAAAATTATAAACAAAGCAAGTGATAGTGCTGCTAGATGTATGGAGATTGCATCTGGTAGTCCACTAACAGAGGAGGAGTTAAATGGTACGCCAAATAGGGAATGTCCTAGTTTTTGGCCTGTTAGCAATACTACTGAGTAGTTGCGCTGCTGGTGTAAAAGTTTTAGAGAGTTACAGTATAGAAAAGAAAAGAGAACCTCTAGCGTTAGAGAATCCTGCTCCTTTAGAATTACAAGATATTGATTGGATTATTATTACAAAAGATAACGCTGAAGAAGTGTTTGAAAAAATAAAAAACGATAAGAATGGAGACTATGCTTTGTTTGCATTAACTGATACAGGTTATGAGAAGTTAGCACTTAACTTTGCAGACATACGAAATAAATTAGCACAGCAAAGACAAATTATATTATCTTATAAAGAATATTATGAATCTGAAAATACAGAGTCAGAATAAAGAAAACAATAAAATGGCAGACTTAGAAAAACTTAAAACCGATATAGCATTACTAAAGAAAGACGCTAAGACTGGTGAGCTTATTCACTCAAGATTAGAAGTCGCTGTAGATAAACTTACTGAAATTACCATATCATTAAAAGGTATGATTGTTAATCAAGAACAAAAATTAACAAGAGCAGAACAAACAGATGATGATATTTTCGTTACTTTAGAGTCTCGAAGAAAAGAATGGGATACTGACCTCAAAGAAATACACTCTAGAATAACTACTAATAGTAGAGAGGCAAGAGAACTTCAAATACAATCTGAGAGTAAAATGTTAGATGAAATTCGTGCTGTTAGAACTCAACTATCTGAAAGAGTTGGGGTATTAGAGAAATGGCGTTGGTTAATTATTGGTGGTTCTATTATTATTGGACTAATGATGTCCAATCCTCAAAATCCTATATTTAAAATGTTCTAAGTGCTTGACTTATGTGAGAGTTATGTTATAATAACATCATGTCTTCTTATATTGATATCAAGTTTCTCAATCTTCTCTCAACAAGATTAGAAAAATTTAAAAGAAAATCAGACTATCTATTTAACTTTAGATGTCCTCATTGTGGTGATTCCAAAAAATCATCATCAAAGGCCAGAGGTTTTGCTTATCGTAAAAAATCTGATATGTTTTTTAAATGTCATAATTGTGGCATGGGTCAAACACTAGGTAATCTAATTAAGTTTTTAGACCCTACTATGCATAAAGAATATATCTTTGAGAGATTTAAAGATGGTAAAGTACAAGAAGAAAAACCAGAGTTTGATTTTACACCATCTAAAACATTAAAAAACAAAACTGCTTACGAAAGAATACTAGACGAGTTAATAAGTTTTGATAAATTAGTACAGACACACCCAGCAAAACAGTTTGTCTACAAAAGATTGATACCTAAAGAACATTGGGATAAGTTTTATTTTTGTCCTAAATTTTATGAATGGACTAATAGCATTGTACCTAATAAGTTCCCTAGTTTAAGAGATGACCACCCTAGAGTTGTAATACCTTTCTATGATAGAGCAGGTAATTTTTTTGCTTTTCAAGGTCGTTCATTTGGTAAAGAACAACCAAAGTATATTACAATTAAGTTTGATGAAACAAAACAAAAGATATATGGTCTTGAAAGGTTAGATTTAAATAAACCTGTGATGATAACTGAAGGGCCTATTGATAGTTTATTTTTAGATAATGCTATTGCACTTGCAGGCGCTGACGCAGATATAAAAATTAATCATGAACAATGTACAATGATATTCGACAATGAACCACGCAATAAAGAGATTGTGAATCGTATGATAAATGCTGTTGATAAAAACTTTAATTTGGTCGTATGGCCAAAGACATTGAGATACAAAGATATTAATGATATAATTATTTCAGGAAAGACATCAGCAGAGATACAAACTCTTATAAGTAATAACACACACAGCGGACTTACAGCATTACAACATATAAACAATTGGAAAAGGATTTAATAGATGACCTCTAACGTAGAAATAAATGTAACAAAAAGAAACGGTAGGGGGAAAGAGTCCTTGAATATCGACAAGATTCATTCAATGGTTGGATTTGCAACAGAGGGTCTTACAGGGGTTAGTGCTTCTCATGTTGAGATGAATAGTGGGTTACAATTCTTTGACGGCATATCAACAAATGATATACAACAAATTTTAATTAAGTCAGCAAATGATTTAATAAGTTTAGATAATCCTAATTATCAATTTGTTGCGGCTAGATTACTATTATTTTCACTTCGTAAAAATTTATTTCACAGATTATGGGAACACCCAAATTTTATAGACCACATTAAAAAACTCGTTGATTCAGGATTATATGACAAAGGTATATTAGAAAGTTATACTGAAGCAGAGATTGATAGAATGGGTATGTGGGTTGACCATGAAAGAGATTATAGTTTTACTTATGCAGGATTAAGACAAGTCATGGATAAGTACCTAGTACAAGATAGAAGCAATGGTGAGATTTTTGAAACACCACAGTTTATGTATATGATGATATCTGCTACATTATTCGCAAAGTATCCAAAAGAAAGTAGATTGCAATATGTCAAAAAATACTATGATGCAATCAGTAGATTTAAAATTAATATTCCCACGCCTGTTATGGCAGGTGTTCGTACTCCTCTTAGGCAGTTTGCGAGTTGTGTATTGGTTGATAGTGATGATACTCTTTCTAGTATCTTTAGTTCCGATATGGCTATTGGTCGTTATGTTGCCCAAAGAGCAGGTATTGGTATCAATGCAGGAAGAATTAGAGGAATCAATTCAAAAATTCGTGGCGGTGAGATACAACATACTGGTGTCATTCCTTTCCTTAAAAAATTTGAAGCAACGGTTAGGTGTTGTACACAAAACGGAGTTAGAGGAGGTTCAGCAACAGTTCACTTCCCAATCTGGCATCAAGAAATAGAAGATATACTTGTTTTAAAAAATAATAAAGGTACAGAGGATAATAGAGTAAGAAAACTAGACTACTCTATACAAATATCTAAATTGTTTTATGAAAGATTTATTAAAGATGAAGATATAACTTTATTTTCTCCACATGAAACACCTGGTTTATATGAAGCATTTGGTATGCCAGAGTTTGATGAGATGTATGAAAAGTACGAAAGAAAAACATCAATCAGTAAAAAGAAAATTAGAGCTCAAACTCTATTCATGGACTTATTAAAAGAACGAGCAGAGACAGGTCGTATTTACATTATGAATATTGACCATTGTAATACTCACTCATCATTTAAAGATAAAATTTATATGTCTAATCTATGTCAAGAGATTACATTACCAACAACACCTATAAAACATATAGATGACCCTGATGGTGAGATTGCTTTATGTATTCTATCTGCTATCAATCTAGGTTTAATAAAAGAGAAAGATGAATTAAAAGACTTATGCGATTTATCTGTAAGAGCACTAGAAGAAATAATTGATTATCAAGAGTATCCAGTAGAAGCTGCAAAGAAATCTACACTTGCAAGAAGAAGTTTAGGTATTGGTTACATAGGTCTTGCTCATTTCCTTGCAAAAAACAAAGTTAAATATGATGACAAAGAAGCATGGAAACTAGTTGATGAAATTACAGAGGCATTTCAATACTATCTATTGAAGGCAAGTAATACATTAGCGAAAGAAAGAGGTGCTTGTGAATACTTTGATAAGACTAAATATAGTGATGGCATTCTACCAATAGATTCATATAAAAAAGATGTTGACGATATCGTCAATAGAAAGTTAAGTTATGATTGGAATTCTCTTAGAAAGGATATCAAGGAAAGTGGATTACGACACTCGACACTATCGGCCCAAATGCCGTCAGAGAGTAGTTCGGTTGTCTCAAATGCTACGAACGGTGTTGAACCGCCTCGTGATTATCTTTCAATTAAAAAAAGTAAAAAAGGAACACTCAAACAAATAGTTCCTGATTACAACCGACTAAAGAATTTTTACACATTATTATGGGACATGAAAAGTAACGAAGGTTACATTAATACAATTTCTGTTATGCAGAAATATTTTGACCAGGCAATAAGTGGAAACTGGAGTTACAATCCAGAGAACTATAAAGACGGCGAGGTGCCGACTTCGGTAATGGCAAATGACTTATTAACTACATATAAGTTAGGTTGGAAAACTTCATATTACCAAAATACATATGACGCAAAATCAGATGTAGATGACCCATCACATTCAGTTGGTTGGCATGATGATGTAAAAGATAATACTAAACCTATAGAGGAATTTAAAACAGATGACCAAGATGAAGAATCATGTGAGGCGTGTACAATATAATGTCTAAAACATTCAATACAAAAAAAGTAGATTGGCTAAAACAACCTATGTTCTTTGGCGAAGAACCTAATACACAAAGATATGACCAACAGAAATATCCTATTTTTGAAAAGTTAAATCAACAACAGTTAGGTTTCTTTTGGCGACCAGAAGAAATATCTCTACAAAAAGATAGAAACGATTTTCAACAATTAACAGATGAACAAAAGCATATCTTTACATCTAATCTAAAGTATCAAACACTATTAGATAGTGTACAAGGTCGTGGACCATGTCTGGCATTTCTACCATTTTGTAGTTTACCTGAATTAGAATCCATGTTAGTTGCATGGGACTTTAGTGAGACAATACATAGTCGTTCTTATACTCACATAATGAAGAATGTTTATTCAGACCCAACAGCAGTATTAGATACTATTATTGATACACCTGAAATTATGGAAAGGGCAAAAACTGTAACCGAAGCATATGATAAGTTTATAACTTATGCACATCAATATCGTTTATTTGGTAAAGGCAACCAGTATGAATTAAAAAAACTATTATATCTGACACTAATAAATGTGAATATACTAGAGGGTATTAGATTTTATGTTTCATTTGCTTGTTCGTTTGCCTTTGGTGAATTAAAACTTATGGAAGGTTCTGCTAAGGTTATATCTCTAATCGCTAGAGACGAAAATTTACATCTTGCAGTATCACAAAACATTATAAATAACTATCGTAAAAAAGAAAATGATAAAGAAATGCTTAAAATTATGAAAGAATGTGAACAACAAGTTTACGATATGTATGATACAGCTGTTCAACAAGAAAAAGATTGGGCAAAGTATTTGTTTAATCAAGGCTCTATGATTGGTCTAAATGATGTATTACTAAATCAGTATGTAGAATATATGGCAAACAAGAGAATGAAGGCAATTGGTCTAAACGCTGTTTATGACCAACCCGCTAATCAAAACCCACTACCTTGGACCCAACATTGGTTGAATAGTAGAGGACTTCAAAATGCACCACAAGAAACTGAGATAGAAAGCTATATCGTTGGTGGTATAAAACAAGATGTTGAAAAAGAAACATTCAAAGGATTTAAACTATGACAAGAAACCCCAGCTTAAAAACTGTATGTGAGGATTGCTCAGCCACATACATAGTAAAACATGATTTACCAGAAGATTATATAGAGCAATTTTGTCCATTCTGTGGTCATGAACACGAAGAAGTTGAAGAAACTGTGACAGATATTGATGACAACTGGGACTAAATGGACGTATGATGGTAAAGTAGTTGAAGAACTTCCAGAAGGTTGTGAGGCTTTTGTTTATCTAATAACAAATCTGACTAACCATAAAAAGTATGTGGGCAAGAAGTTAGCAAAATTCAAAACTACAAAGAAACCACTTAAAGGTCGAAAGAATAAAAGAAGAGGCACAAAAGAAAGTGATTGGAGAACTTATTGGGGCTCTTCAGAACACCTCAATGCAGATGTTAAAGAACTAGGTGAAAAACAGTTCACTAGAGAGATACTACATTATTGCCCTACTAGAGGTGTTGCAAGTTACTTAGAGGCACAAGAACAATTTGAGAGAAAAGTCTTAGAAACTGATGAATATTATAACGGTATTATCAATGTTCGTATCGGTGGTTCAAGTATTTTAAGAGAATCCCTCAAAAATAAACTGAAATAATTCCAA